AGATGTTTGGTCGGATCAGTCTGGCGCGGCCCGGATTGCGTTTGCCCCCATGCTGCGCAAGAGCCACCCGAGCGGCACCCCCCTGGTGGTCGAGCGCCCCATGGGGGTGTTTCGCCTCGATGGCGGTGGCAAATCTCGTCGCCCGTCTGGCCTTCGCCGTGATCTCGGCACCCTCAAGTTCAAGGAGAGTTTCTATCCATGATCACCGGCCTTGATCCTGATGTGATCGCCGCCCTCAATCAGCCAAACGTGACAGCGCTCTATGCCCTCAAGCTGGACTTGGTGAGCGGTATGAGCCGCCTTCACTCGGGCTTGGGGGAGCTGGTGCTGGGTGGTGAGGTGTATTACGGGGTAGGTGCCCTGGGGGCGGTCAGCCCCCAGAAAGAACAGATATCCACCTCGCCAACCAAGCTGAGCGTCACCCTGACGGGGTTGGACAACGCCCTGCTGGCCGAGGTGATGAGGGAGCGCATCGTTGACCGAATGGCGTGGCTTTATCTGGTCGTGCTTGGCCCTGATGGCACCCCCCTCAATGCCTGTTTGCAGTTTAGCGGCAAGATAGCGCAAACCCCCATCAAGGCAGGGCGAACCAACACCATCCAGCTCACCATCTCGAACAAGTTTGAGGACTGGCAGAAGGGGCTCAACTTGCGCAACACCGACGAAAGCCACCGCCGCATTCACCCGACTGATCGCTTCTTCCGCTATCAGAACCAGATGGCTGACCGTTCCATCTACTGGGGATCCAAGAAAGATGCCCCGAGTTTCAACTATGAGGACTGACCGCCATGCGCCACCCAGATTGGCAAATCCGCATCATCACCACTATCCAGGCCGCCACCGAGCGGCCTTTTTGTTGGGGTGAAAATGATTGCTGTCTGTTTGTCGCTGACGTGTGCCTTGCCGCTTGCGACAAGGATCCCGCTGCCCAGTACCGGGGGCGCTACACCACCGAGATCGGCGCCAAGCGGGTGCTTGCCAAGACCCACGGCAGCATTGAGGCCGCCCTCGATGCGCTGTTTGTCCGTGTACCAATTGCCATGGCCCAGCGCGGCGATGCCCTGGTGTTTGATGGCCCAAACGGGATCACCGCCGGGGTCATGTGGGCTGGCCAAGTCTGGGCCATGACAGAGCAAGGCGCCCGCCCCATCCCGGATCAAGTCCCCCTCATTGCCTGGAGAGTTGAATAATGCCCGCCGCTGCCGTCCCTCTTATCGCTGGTGCCGCTGCTGGCGCGGGCGCTTATGCTGCCGTGACGGCTGTCACGGTGGGCATGGCGCTTTCCATCGGCACGGCGGTGGCCACCGCCACCATGATGTTGACGACGAAAAAGCCGTCACTCTCTGACTATCGGAGCGCCAGCGAGCGCAGCCAGGTGCTGCGAGCTGCTGCCAGCGACAAGACTTGTGTCTATGGCCGTGTGATCTCGTCCGGGTTGCTGTCGTTCGCTGCCGAACAGGCCGGGGAACAGGATGAAGGGGAGTGGCTGCACCTGGCCCTGGTGCTGGCTGGCACCAAGCTGACCCGCATCGGCGACCTCTGGCTCGGCGATGATCTGGTCGGCACCTATGGCGATCTGGTCAGCTGGGAGCTGCATGCCGACCGCCAGACCTGTGACCCCTATATGCTGGAGAAGTGCGCCGACTGGAAGGAGGACATGATCGGCCAGGGCATCACCTGGTTGCGCCTCTCGCTCAAGTTTAACGCCGAGAAGTTCCCCGCCGGTCTGCCAAATATCAAGGTCGAGAAGTTCGGCAAGGAGGTCTGGGATCCCCGCGATAACCAGTGGAAGTGGAGCGATAACCCCGCCCTGGTGATCCTCGACTACTATCGCAGCTGGTTGCAGGTGCCCGATGACGAGATCCGCATCGAGGAGTTTATCGTTGCCGCCAATATCTGTGACGAGATAGTCACGGTCGCCGATGGCAAGGTCGAGCCGCGTTATACCATCAACGCTGAGTTCGACCTGACCGAGCCACGCGCCAAGGTGCTGGAAGCCATGCACATGGCCTGCTGCGGTCAGCCGACCTATATCGGCGGCAAGTTCGGCATCCTGGCAGGTGCCTACTATGGCCCCGCCAGTGACGAGCTGCGCCCCCATCAGCTGGTCGGCGATCTGGAGTTGCTGCCTGAGCCATCGAGCAGCGACAAAATCAACCAGGTGGCGGGCACCTTCGTTGACCCGATCACCTTTAAAAAGACCGACTTTCCGGCGGTCATCGTGCCGGAGTGGGTGGAGGAGGATGGCGGTTATCCGCTGCTGGAAGATCTGGATTTGCGCTTTGTCACCAGCGAGCACCAGGCCCAGCGCATCGCCAACATCATCCTGCGCCAGCGCCGCGCCGCCCGCACCATCACCTGCCCGATCAACCTCTCTGGCTGGCGCTATCGCCCCGGCCAGACCATCCGGTTTTATCTGCCTGCCTTTGGCATCAATGGCCCCGAGTTTCGCGTCACCGATTGGGCATTCAGCCTGAACGGCGGGGTAGATCTCACCCTGCGCGAGGATTCACCGCTGTTCTGGGCCGATGCCATCGGCAAGCCGATGGAGCGCCCGGAGATCACCGAGTTGCCATCGGGCGGCGTCGCCATGCCCGATCAGCTGCGCTATGAAGTGGAGCAAGTCGGTGAGGTGATCCAGGGGGTGCTGTCCTGGCGCAACGTCGGCACCATCGCCTACAACCAGGTGATCATCCAGCGCCTCGACCCGGACCAGCCCCCGCAAGTCGTGCTGACGGCCCAGGTGCCCGGGCAGTCGTGCCGGGTGAATGGTCTGGCCGCCGGCAACTATGTGGGCCAGGTGCGGGCGATTGCCATGACCGGCGCCCCATCGCCGGTGGCGTCGGTGTCCTTCACCATCGCCGTACCGGCCATCCCCGTGGGGGTGGAGGTCGAGGCGGGCAACTGGTCGCTGGCGTTCCGTCCGGTGTTCACCGGCGGCCAGTCCTACGGCACCCTGTGCGAATGGTGGTGGAGCAAGGTGCAACTGCCCCTGGCCGAGGTGCAGGCCAAGGCCACCCAGGCGGGCCTGGGCGCGTACATGACGTTCCAGGGCTTGCAGCCTGACACCACCTATTACGTGTGGCTGCGTGCCGTCAACGCCTACGGCAAATCCGGCCTGTTCGCCGCCAGCGGGAAAACCACCTACGACGCCGCCTCCATTCTCGACATCTTGGATGGGGAGATCGGTGGCGAACACCTGCGTGAGGAGCTGCGCCAGCCCATCGAGCAGATCGCGGACATCGTTGACCAGGCGATCCCAGACATCATTGGCAAACTGGAGCTGGTCGAGCGCGAGTTCACCGATTTGAGCGAGACGGTCGCGCCGATTGCCGAGCGAGTGCCGGTGATCGATCGGGAGTTGACTGGGCTGGGGTCTGCCCTGGCCGCGCTCGATGAGCGGGCGACACAGACCGAAAGCCTGCTGCGCGACGAGCAAGACAGCCTGGGACAGATGGGGATCGGCGCAGTCCTGCAGCAAGACAAGCTGCACGGCAAGATTGACCGTGTACAGAGTGAAATGGGCGATCTTCGCGATGCCATTTTCACGGTTAATCCGGGCACCGGCCAGATCGAGATGGACGCTGTGCGGGCGTTGCGCGACGAGACCCAGGCCAGTTTTACCGAGGTCAACCAGAAACTGGACGCCGCCACCGGCACCTTGGCCACCAAGGCCGATCATGCAGTGGTGGATGCCCAGGGCGAACGGCTGACCGAGGCCGAGCAGGTGCTGGATGGCATCAATGCCAAGATCACCCAGACGGTCACCAAATCGGAGTTCACCAGCGAACAGCAGCGCCTGACCGAGGTCAGCAGCTCCCTGGATGCCGCCCTGGGGCAGATCCAGCAGAAGGCCGCCCAGTCCACCGTGACCGAGCAGGGCGAACGGCTCGCGGCGGCAGAGCAACGGATCACCGTCAACAGCGATGCCCAGTCGGCCCTGGCCGAGCGCGTATCCGGCCTCAAGGCCGAGCTGGAGGCAGATGACCAGACCCTGCTGGCCAACATCACCGAAGTGGCGCGGGTCAGTACCGAGGCTGACCAGGTGCTGGCTGAGCGGGTCAGCGGGGTCGAGGTGCGTACCGACACCGCCGAGGGCGCGATCCGGGCGCTGGAGGAGATTGTCGAGAATGACGGCGGGATCACCGCTGGCCGCTTTGACGAGATCACCGCCACCCTGGACCTGACGGCCAAGGCTGCTGACCAAGCCGCCGAGGCCGCCATTGCCAACGCCCTCGCGGGCGATAAGGGGGAGCAGCGTCACCGCCAGGCCGAGGCATCCATTCGCCGTGACCAGGAGGCGCAGGCGAATGAACACCAGGCACTGGCCCGAGAGGTGACCCAGTTCCGGGCAGAGTTCGCTGGCGAAGCGGCTGCTACCGCTGCCGAGCTGACGG